CAGTGGCCGACCAGGTGCAGCACCTGCGCCCGGTTCAGCGTCCTTGCCGCACCGTTGGCGAGCTTCACCTTGTAGCGCCAGTCGCCGCTCGGCAGCTCTTCGATCAGCACCGCGTCCGGGTGAATCGAGATCAGCTCCTGGATCTCGCCGGCCGGCCCGAAAACCATCTCCGAGTACGCATTGCCGCGCAGCAGCAGATGCGTCATCTGCATCGCGCGCCACTGGTACGAGGTCTGCCAACGATTCGGTCGACGGCCGAGCACCCGTGCGACCGGGTGTTCGTCGACCGGCGCCGAGGTGTCGCGCTCGCGCAGTTTCAGCGGCAGCTTCGCGATCGTCGAGGCCAGCAGGTTGACGCAGCGGTACACGACCGAAGCGCTCATCGCGGCCGCCGGGCCGACAGACACGCCGGACGCCGTCGCGTGACGCACCGGCTGATACCAGAAGTCGTCGGTGGGCCCGGGTGCGGCCTTGAGTTGCGCGGAAGTCAGGAACATGCGGTCAGCCCACCCTGGTCGCCGCGAACGACAGCACGAGCACCAAGGCGCCGGCCACCATCAAGCCGACCGGCCAGCCCCACTGCGCCCCCGCGCCCACCGACGCGCAGACGACGCCCGCGGCGACGCTCGCGTTGTAGACGGTCGCAGGGTTCACAGCCATGCCAGAGCTCCATCGTGTACGGGCACCAGGTCTTCCTGTTTCTGGGATACGGACCCAAGCGCCATCGCAAGAGCCACCATTCCGTCAATCCGACCAGTGGCCTTGTCCTTTGTCAGCTTTCTGTTGCCAGCGGGATCCGACTGCACGACCGCGTTTGCGGCGCACATCGTCAGGAGCGGGTGCTTTGCATGGGCCACGCGATGCGCGAGCAACTCGCGCTCCAGCGCATCGAGCGCCGGGCCCATCGATGCGAATCCCTGGCCGAACGGCTTGAACCGATCCAGCAGATCGGCGCCCGCGCCCTGGCGTTCCATCGCGCCCTTGAACGCAGCGATGCGCCAGCGGTCGAAGGCCACCACGCGCAGATCCCAGTCGCTCGACAGTTCGAGCACGCGGTCCGCCACCCAGTCGTAATCGATGGACGCCCCTGGCGTCAGAACGAGATGGCCGGACTGGGCCCAGAGGTCATACGGCACACGGTCTCGGTGCGCGCGGTCTCGCACTCCTTGCTCTGGTGCCCAGAACGTCGGCAGCACCTGCCACACGCCAGTCGCCGAGCTTCGCCAAACAGCCACGAAGGCCGTCAGGTCCGAAACCGCGGACAGGTCAAGGCCGCAGTACACAGGCTCTCCGGCGTATGGCTCAAGCGCCGTGGCGTTCGCCTCCCAAACGGATCGACTGACGAATGGCGAGCGGGCCTCGACGCGCTGGTTCAGGATCAGGTTCCTGAAGCTCGCCTCGCTGCTCGGCATCCGGAGAGCCATTTCGGCCTGCTGCTCGACGTCCGGCAGCGAGCGGAACGCGCCGAGCGCCGGGTTCGCCGCCTTCCAGGCTTTGCGGTCGTTCAGCGCCGCATCCTTCGGTGCCTCGTAGACGGCGCACACGACGCGCGGGTCGCCGGACTTCTTCGCGTCGTCGATCCAGATGCTCAGCAGGTCAGCGTCGTTCGGCGCCTGCGTGCTGATCGCCAGCAGAAGAGGGTCGGCGTGCGCTCCTTGTGCGGTGGTGATCGCGTCGACGAAGTCGCTTCGCGGCCCGCGCACCTGGCCGATCTCGTCCAGGATCGCCAGCACCGGCGACAGGCCGTGCGCTGTCGTACCGTCCGCGGCGAGCGCCCGGTATTCGACGTTGAGCGGCAAGCCGACGAGGCGTTTTCCGCTCGGCACGATCTTGACCAGCTTCGACAGGCGCTCGCTGAGCTGCACCATCTTCGCGGCCAGGTTGAACACCAGCGCCGCCTGGTCGCGGCTCATGGCGCCCGACACGATCTGCGTGTTGCGCCGCGCCTCCGGGCCGACCAGGTGAGCCAACAGGATGCCGGCGATCAGGCCGGACTTCCCGTTCTTGCGGGCGATCGACAGAATCGCGCGGCGCGTGCCGACCTTGTTGTCGTAGACCGCCTTGATGAACCGCTTCTGGAACGGCAACAGCTTCATGGGCTGGCCGATCAGCGCGCCCTCGGGCACCACGCAGATACGCTCGATGAACGCAATCACGCGCCCGGCGCGCGTCAGTTTGGCGGCCATCAGGTGGGGATCAGCTCGTCTTCGAGGGTCTTCGCCGCAGCTCGAGCACCGCGCTCCGCCTGACGCGCTTTCACCTTGTCCTCGCCCGGGCCGCTCGCGGCAGCCTGCATCTGCATCAGCCTGGACAGCGCCATCACGCGCCGCGACAGCGTCTCTTGCAGCGCATGCTTCGGGTTCACAATCGGCGTGCCCCGATCGTTGACGATGATGTCGCCCTCGTCGGCGATCTCGCGCGCGATCCGCTCGATGTCGGCCATGCAGCGCGCCAGGTTGCCCGCGTGCACCAGGTCGGCATCGGTCCACTCGGACCTGGCGCGCGCGCGCACAACTGCATCCCAGTACGGCCGATCGCCATCACGCAGCCGGACGCTCGGCGGCGGATCGATGTCGCCCGCCAGCGCGGCCTGCATGGCACCGACCAGGCTCGCCACGGTGTTCGACGGCGGTCTCTTTGTCTTGGCCATTTCGGTCGGTTTGCGATGAAAAAAAGGGACCATGGCGGTCCCCGTCCCCACGAGCCGGAAGTTTCCGACCCCCCTACCCCTTTCGCGCCCAGTGGTGAGAGGGGTCGAGAGGTGATCCATCGAGCGCTGTCCCTCGCAGCCCGCTGCCCTTGTCCTGCGCCTGCTTGACCGCGTTGTGGCAGGTCTTGCAGAGGCTCTGCAGATTTCGTGGATCCAATCGGAGAGGATCCTCGCGCCCTCTGAATGGGATGACGTGATCGACGACAGCAGCCAGGGTTACGCGTCCGGCCTGTTCACAGAACACGCAGAGCGGATAGCCTGTCAGATGTGCTGCCCGCAACCTGCGCCAGGTGCCGTCGTAGCCCCGCGAGGCGGATGATCCGCGTCTGTCTGGGGTGCGTGCGGGCATGAAAAAACCCGCTCAAGGCGGGTTTGTTGGCGGTTGGCGAATTTATCCACCGTATTCAATTTGCCCGTTTTTAAGGCACAAAACGGAAAATGTCAACTCGCGGCCTCGACGATGCCCGCCTCGGTCAGCCTGCGTTCGGCCTCGTCCATTGCGCGCGTGCGTTGCAGTTCGAGCCATCGCTTCACGCTCAACTGCCACCCGCGAACCGTCCGCTCGCAGACATCACGCTCGTCGGCGATGCGTCCCGTGTCGACACGCAGGCCGTGCAGTTTTCGCAGCAACAGCACGGTCGCAGCGAGATCGCACGGCACAGCGTGGCGCGCTCGAATGGCCAGGGCCGAGCAGGCGCGTTGCCGTTGTGCGGTGTCGGTCACGCTGAACCGGGCCACGATCACGACCTGGTGCAGCGGGTGCATCCGTTCGACGTGCGCGCGGATCATGCCCGCCTGTGCTGCGCCATCAAGCCCAACCAATCCGCGTCCGGATCCAGTCTCGCGCCCGTAGCGATCCCGCGCGAACGCGGCGATCGTGCGCTCTGCAGCTGCTGCGACTGGATGGCCGCAGGCGTCCGAGAACGTGAACGCGAACATCAACGCCTCGTGCGCCGACCTGAAGAGCGCCGTCATTCGTCGTCCTTTCCTGCGAGCCAGAGCGGCAGCAGCACCACGGCCACGACCAAGACGCCAACTGCGCCGCAGAACAGCAACACCACCGTCTCGACGCTCATGCTGTTACCTCGACCCTGACTCGGACCATCCCGCCGATCTCGCCCTCGGCAACCTCGAACGACAGACGCCAGCGCGAGTCGTCCACGCTGATGGCGTCGGCCAGGCCATCGAGCCCACACTTAATTGACGCGATGAGGTTGTCCCAGTCCCGGGCGCGCCGGTTCGGCGGCACGAAGACGAGATGCACCGCCACGCGATCGGCCCCGATGGGCTTGGCGCCCTGCTGCAGCGCGGTGGCCCAGCACGCCTGCCGGTACTGGCGCACGAGCCGCTGCCGGGCGCCCCAGTGCAGGCGGGCGTTTGGGCTCAGGTTTGTTGGCGGCCACGGCAGCGAGAACGTCATCGCTTCAGGCACGGCGCACCTCCACGTCCTGCTTGGCGCGGTAGCGCATGTAGCGCGAATTCCGAAGCGGGTCGCCAATCGTCTCGACCAGGCCGTACCGGCGCAGGCGGATCAGCGCCCAGTCGACAGCCACGCGGGACCTGGATCCGCAGCGGCAGAGGATCTCGTGGTGGCGCAGGAACCGGCCCGGGTGCGCGGAGAGCACCGACCACACCTCGTCGGTCGCTGAGCCCTCGCGGATCACGCCTGGCGGTCGCGGGTTGTGGCGCGGCGCCGGACGCGGCGGCTGCGCGGCGAGCGCGGCCTGCATCTGCCGCACGATGATCTCCATCCCGGAGCCGTTCACTCGTCACCTCCCGAGTGTGTCGTCAGCACCGCGATCGAGATCGCGATGACTGCCGCCAGCACCAGGTTCGACCACACCATCACGATCACCTCCAGATCTCCGGTCAGCATTGGCCTGTCTCTTCACTTCCGCGCGCACCTGGTCGATCCCGAACGTGGTCTCCCGATTGGCCGACAGGAACCTCTCGATCGCCGCGAGCATCCCGCGCCCGTGCTCCGCGTTCGGCCTGGCGCTCAGCACCAGTCGCACACAGCACCGGAGGCACCGAAGGTCGCATCCCCCGTGCCAGCGTTTCGTCGACGCAGCTGCGCAGTCGAGGCATGTCACTGCATCTCCATCAGTTGATCGGCCCGCATCACAACGCGCCCGATCGTCTCGACGACTTGCGGGACGACCGAGTTGCCCAAAGCCTTAAGGCGCGCTCGTCGCATAGGCGTGCCCAGTCCGGCGGGTAGCCCATCAGCACCGAAACCCAGTCCGGATTCAGCACGTGCGACAACTCGCGGGGGCTCCCAGTCGTACTGCTCGCATCCGGGTCCGGCAGGCCAGCGTGGACTTGCGCGGTCACCCCAAGCTGCCGTCCCGGCCGGACTTGCCTGTTCTCCTTGCAGCCATCCCACCGCTGAGGCGTTCGCCATCCGCGCACCGTCGCATCCGTCAGGCTGATGCCCGGGTGTGCCTTGCTGGTCGGCGTGATCCGGCTGCCACTCGAATTCGCGTCGCCCGCCGTCGCTGTCGGCCAATTGCGCACTGCCGCTGATAGCGGCAAACCGCCCTGCGCGTATCGCTTGCTCCGGGACGTCACGCAGTCCTGAGTCGCCGTCGGCCACTCGCTGCTTGTGAGCGACGATCCAGACCCGGTCGCGTCGGTGTGGCGCTCCGACATGGCGAGCACCCACCACGAGCGGCCAGCAGGCGTAGCCCGCCGATTCCAAGTCGCCAAGCACCCGGTCAGCGCCTCGAGTTCGCAGCGCAGGGACGTTCTCAGCCAAGACCCAACGGGGTCGCACGTCGCGCACGACCCGAAGCATCTCGCGCCACAGGCCGCTGCGCTCGCCGTCGAGACCGGCGCCTTTCCCTGCGACGCTGACGTCTTGGCAGGGAAATCCCCCGGCGACGATGTCGACTCGTCCGCGAAAAGCGGCAGCGTCCAGCGATCGGACGTCGTCATGCTGCGGCACCTCCGGCCACTGCTGTGCGAGCCACTCTCGGCAGAACGGATCGGCCTCGCAGAATGCAATCGTCGTCATGCCGGCGCGCTCCAGCCCTAGCGCGATGCCGCCGATGCCGGAGAACAGATCGAGCACGCGCATCAGTCGCCATTCCTCGACTCCGGCGGCTGTCGCTCAGCGGCGATCCGCTCCGGCTCGTCCGTGCCCGGGCAGTACAGGAACGCATCGCAACGCGCTCGCGCAACCCGGCCCCAATGGCGGCACCAAAGGATCCCGTCGGCCGTCTCGACGGAGTGCAGGCAGCTGGCGCAGGTCATTCGATCACCTCAGCTTCTGCGCCGACTGCACGCTCGGCAGCCTGCCGCACGGCGATCGGCACGGACTTGCCGGCAGCGGCGCGAGCCAGGATCCGGTGCGCCCAGTCGCGACCGGCTCTCGGCTTCGCCGACGCCACCTGGCGCTCGACGGCGGCCAGGTGCTGCGCGGCCACCTCGGGCGCGGCGCGCGGCGCGTCGAGCAGAGCGGCCGGTGCATGGGCGCGCCTGCTGACCGCGGACTCCTGGCACGCCTTCACGAACTCGGACAGGCTCGGAGGCCACTCGCGGCCCGAGTCGGTGACGGCCTGCAGCGCAGCGGCGATGGTCTGCGGCTCGAAGCGCCCAAGGTTTCCGGCCCAGACCGACCGCACCTCGTCGTGGGTCTCGGCTGGGAACATGGCGGCGACCTTCTGTGCGCCCCAGATTGCCCCGAACCGGCTGAGGATTCGCTCAACCCAAGCGGGCGGCAGCGGTGCGTGCGTCGACATCGACGACCTCCGGAGATCGGCGGGACTGCCCGGTCAGGGCGAGGAAGGTTTCGTGGGCTGCCGACGTTGGCTTTGCGGCTCCTTGGGCGTTGATGCGGCGAGCCTTCGCGGCCCACTGCTCGAGGATCGCGACCACCAGGCCGATGCCGATGCGCTCGCCCGGCTTGTCCGCCCTCGCCTTCTCGCAGGCAGCGGACAGCACGTCGGGCTCGACGCCTTGCTCGGCCAGCGCGATCAGGCGCGGATCGCTGCCGTTGCACTCGACGCCGAGGCGGCGCGCCGCGATCGCGAGCCGAACGGGCGGCGCGATGTCGTCATCGGCGGGGGGCCCAACGCGCGCAGGCGCGTCTTCGGTGGAGAACTCTCCCCCCTCCCTTAGTGGGAATGCAGATGAAGATGAAGATGAAGGGGGGGGTTCGATGTCTGGATCAAGGGGGGTTTCAGAACCCCCCTCGAAACCCCCCTTGGGTTTTCGAGGTCGCCCGCCTTTTGATCCGTGAGAAGCCCCCTTGGCACCGTGCTCGGCACCCGCCCTCCCGCCTTCTGCGCGAACCCGACGAAGCTCCTCGTCGCGGACCATGCGGCGGCTGTAAAGCACGCCGGAGTCCGTGCGAGAGCACACGCCCGCGTCCTCGAGTTCCGCGAGCAGCGCCTTGCACTCCTTCTCCGAGACGCCGACGAGACGGGCGAGCTGCGCCGGCTGCATGGCCTTGCCGCCGACCACCAAGTGGCCGTAGGGCTCGCAGTCGTGCATGACGCACATCAACTCGACCCACAGGCCGCGCGCGGCCACGGAGCAGGACTGGAGCGCGGCAT